AAACGTTATGGCCGGCAACTGATGGACAGCGGGGGCTTCGGCCCCCGCTGCATACACATGGCAATAATTTACCTGCGGCACCCCAACCACGGCGAAAAAGTCGCTACGATGGAGCTGGAGGCCGAACAGGATGAAAAGAATGGCTGGGTGCGGTATGATCCGGACGAGGCCGAGGCGCCTTCGACCAACGAGCTAGCCGCGCCTGCGCGGCGGCGTCGGAAGGACACCGCTCATGCAGAGCTACTATGACATTGTCACAGACAGCGGCAACAACCCGATCAGCGGCGCGCTGGTCTACGTCTATGACTCGCTAGGCGCGCTCGCAACAATCTATTCCGATGATGGGCTGACGCTTCAGTCAAACCCCATCACGACGAACGCTTCCGGCGGCTGGATCTTCTACGCAGCCAACGGCATCTACAGCGCCGTCATCACCGCGCCTAGCTACGACAGCAAAACGATCACCGGCATCACGCTGAATGATCCTGCGCCCGCGCCAACCTTCACCGGCACCGGCGCCTATGTGCTGCAAACCAGCCCGACGCTGGTCACGCCTAATCTTGGCACACCGACAGCCGCCACGCTGACCAACGCGACGGGGCTGCCGATTGATGGCGGCACGACAGGGACGCTACCCGTAAACCGTGGCGGCACAGGCATCACATCTCTTGGCACAGGTGTTGCGACTGCGTTAGGCGTCAACACAGGCACGGCTGGTGCGTTTGTCGTCAACGGTGGTGCGCTAGGAACTCCGTCATCCGGCACATTGTCGAGCTGCTCGGGTTTGCCGGTCAGCACTGGCATCAGCGGTCTTGGCACGAACGTCGCTACCGCGCTGGCTGTCAATGTTGGTTCTGCTGGCGCAGTGGTGGTCAATGGCGGCGCTCTTGGGACTCCATCCTCTGGCACGTTGACGAGCTGCACTGGTCTGCCGATTAGCACTGGCGTGGCCGGTCTTGGCACTGGTGTGGCTGCTTTCCTAGCCACACCATCATCGGCTAATTTGGCAACAGCGGTGACCGGCGAGACAGGCAGTGGTGCGCTGGTGTTTGCGACCAGCCCGACGCTAGTCACCCCGACGATCGGCGTGGCTACAGCAACGTCAGTCAACGGGTTGGTGCTGAATCGAGGCACCGGCACAGGCAACGCCGAGAGCGTTGCGGTTGGCGGCACGGCATTGGATAGCGCCACAAATGGTCAGAAAAACACCTGCCTTGGATACGCCGCTGGCACTCAGATCACAACCGGACAGGAGTCTGTTTGTGTCGGTTGGACAAGCGGCAAAGACTTGACGACGGGCAGAGGAATTTACGTCGGGCATGAGTCGCAGGCCAGTTCTGGCAGCGCAGATAAAGAAATTGTGATTGCGTTTGGTAAAACAGGACTAGGAAACGAGACTGGGTTCTTTGGCGGCAACAACGGCGTCTACAACGAGGGCAACACCACTGCATGGCAGACGACCTCAGACGAGCGGATCAAGCGCGATATCGTTGACGCAGCTGGTGGTCTGGCAATCATCGATGCGGTGCAGGTGCGGAACTTCCGATACAAGACCGCAGCGGAGATGCCGCTCGACGACAATGGTAGGCCAATGGCCAGCGGTCTTAACCCCGACAAGTTGCGGATCGGGTTTATCGCGCAGGAACTGGAGCAGGTGCTGCCCGAATCAGTCACCGTGCAATCCAATGGGGTGCGCTCAGTCAACATCGATGCCCTGCACTATCACTTGATCATGGCTGTGCAGCAGTTGTCGGCGCGCGTTGCACAACTTGAGGCGCAAAAATGACCATCCTCACCCTATCCGGTTCCGGCGTCTCGGCAGGCGACCTGATCAACGGGGCGCTGCGCCTCATTGGTCAGTTGGCCGAAGGTGAGACGCCTTCGCCTGAGACATCGGACGACGCCTTCACGGCGATGAACCAAATGATCGACTCTTGGTCGACCGAACGTCTGTCGGTGTTCTCGACGCAGGATCAAGTCTTTACCTGGCCCGCCAACACAATCAGCCGATCGCTTGGGCCGACTGGCGACTTCGTTGGGCAGCGCCCCATCCTGCTCGATGACAGCACCTACTTCAAGGACACCAGCAGCGGCCTGTCTTATGACATCCTCTTCATCAACCAAGACCAGTACAACGGAATTGCGTTGAAGACTGCGGGGAGCACGTTCCCACAGATGATGTGGGTCAACATGACCTTCCCCAACGTCGAAATGTACCTGTATCCCCGTCCGACAAAGGATCTGGAGTTCCATCTGGTGTCGGTGCAGCCGCTCACGCAGGCTGCGTCGCTCAACACCATCCTTCAGTTCCCGCCAGGCTACCTGCGGGCGTTCCGGTACTGCCTCGCGTGCGAGATCGCGCCTGAGTTTGGTGTCGAGCCGCCGCCCACCGTGCAGCGGATCGCGATGACGTCCAAGCGCAACCTGAAGCGCATCAACAATCCCGACGACATTATGGCGCTGCCGTACAGCCTGATCGCGCGCCGCCGTCAGCGCTTCAACATCTTCGCAGGCGGCTACTGATGAAGACGCCCATCCTCGGCGCTTCTTATGTCGCGGCGAGCATCAACGCCGCAAACGACCGCTGCGTGAACCTTTATCCGGAGGTGGTGCAGCAAGGCGGCAAGGAGCCTGCTTTTCTGCGGCGCACGCCAGGGCTCAAGCCTGTCGTGCAGCTCACAGGCGGGCCAATCCGGGGGATGTTTGTTGTACCGCAAAACAAATCCAACCCGCAGGTGCCGCAAAACGATGGGCGGGACTTGTTACTGGTGGTCACTTCAGACGATGCACTGGGCAACAACACTCGCTTTTGGCTGGTGGAGTCTGACTACGGTACGACGCTACGAACGACCGTCAGCGCCAATTTGGGCGCAGGGCCAGTGTCGATCGCTTATAACGGCACTCAAGTTTTCTTTGCGTGTAGCGATCCGTCTGGCAGCAGCTTTATCTATGACGTTGACACCAACCAGTTTCAGCAGATTACTGACCCTGACTTCCCCGGCGCATCCTCGGTCGGCTTCATAGACGGATACTTTGTGTTCGCCGAGCCTAACAGCCAGAAGCTATGGGTGACCGCGCTGCTGGACGGCGCGTCGGTCGACCCGTTGGACTTCGCGAGCGCCGAGGGCGCGCCAGACAGCATCGTATCGGTGCTGGTCAGCAACCGTGAAGTGTGGGTGTTTGGCGAGACGTCAACCGAGGTGTGGTACAACGCGGGCGGGCCTGACTTCCCGCTTGAGCGCATCGCGGGTGCTTTCAATGAGCTTGGCTGCGTGGCTAGGTACTCAACCACCAAAGTGTCCAACCGCGTCTTTTGGCTCGGCCGTAACGCGGAAGGTCAAGGGATCGTCTACCAGTCAAACGGCTACGTTGGCGAGCGGGTCAGCACACATGCGATCGAAACCGCTATCCGCACTTACGGCGACATATCAGACGCGATCGGTATGGCGTACCAACAAGACGGGCATCCGTTCTACGTCTTGACCTTCCCGACCGTGGCCAAGACGTGGGTCTATGACCTAAGTACGCAACTGTGGCATGAGCGTGCAGGTTGGATCGATGGCGCCTTTACGCGCTACAGGCCCAACACAATGGCGCTTTTCAACGGCAAGATCATCGCGGGCGATTTTGAGAACGGCAAGATCTACGAACTGGACCCCGACGTCTACACCGACAATCTGTTGCCGCAGCGCTGGCTGCGCTCTTGGCGGGCGCTGCCCACAGGCCAGAACAATCTGAAGCGCACGGTGCAGCACAACCTACAACTCGACTGCGAGTCAGGCGTGGGGCTTGTGACTGGGCAAGGGTCCGACCCGCAGGTCATGCTGCGTTGGTCAGACGACGCTGGCCACAACTGGTCAAGCGAGCACTGGCGGTCGATGGGCGCGATCGGCGCCACCGGCACGCGGGTCATCTGGCGGCGGCTGGGCAGCACGGTAAGGCTGCGCGACCGCGTCTACGAGGTGAGCGGCACCGACCCGGTCAAGATCGCGATCATGGGGGCTGAACTCACCGCGAGCGCCACCAATGCCTAACCCGACCCCCTTTCGCATCCCAGCGCAGCGCGTGCCGTTGTTGGAGGAATCATCAGCCAACATCATGTCGCGGGAGTGGTATCGGTTTTTGAACCGCAGCCCGCGCTACGGATCGTTCTACGACACCACAACGCAGACCGCTGCTGCGATTAACACACCCTACGCGGTCACGTTCAACAGTGAGACGGTATCGTTTGCCATCCAGCGCGGCACGCCAACTTCGCGCATCTTTGTGCCTGATGTGAGCGTTTACGAAATCCAGTTCTCGCTGCAACTGGACAAGACTTCGGGCGGCGTGGGCAGTGTCTTTATTTGGCCGCGCATCAATGGAATTGATGTGCCGTTTTCAGCCGGCCGCGCCCGCATTCAAGGCAACAACGCAGAGTTGGTTGCCGCGTGGTCCTTTATGCTGAACATGCAAGGCGGCAGCTACTTTGAACTGATGTGGGCGGTCGACACGACTTCGGTACAATTGATCGCAGAAGCGGCGACCGCCTTCTGCCCGGCCATTCCATCGGCCATTCTGACCGTTTCTGAGGTGGCCCTATGAGCTTTAATTTATCTCCCGCACCCCGGCTACAGTTCTTCGACAACGACGGCAATCCGCTCGTTGCCGGCAAACTGTACACCTATGCGGCCGGCACGACCACACCGCTTGCGACCTACACAGACTCGACCGGCGCGACGCCCAACACCAATCCGGTGATTTTGAACTCGCGCGGCGAGGCGAACATTTGGCTAGGACAAGACCCCTACAAGTTCTTGTTGAAGACCTCGACCGACTCCACGATCTGGACGGTCGATAACGTCAGTTCCAACATCTCAGCCGCGCGGATCTTGGGTGCGAATGGCACGGCCGCGCTGCCGACCTATTCGTTTGCCAACGATAGCGACAGTGGCCTGTACCGCGTGGCTGCTGGCCAGTTGGGTCTGTCCGTTGACGGTAAGCCTGTGTTGCGGTCAACCAACGCCGCCATGACCTTTGGCCAAAATTTTACGACTGACACGCTCAACATTATCCAGTTTGGCACATTTAATGGCATCTATGTTGGAACAGGCCGCGCCAACAGTTTGCCCACCAACACCGCTGTTGGTCTTGACGCGCTATATACCAACTCAGCAGGCACAAGCAACACCGCAATCGGCGAAAGCGCGCTGTACGACTCTACAGGAAGCAGCAACACCGCCGTAGGCGCTGCTGCGGGGCTTGAGGTTACAAACGGTGAGTTCAATGTGCTGGTTGGCGCTGACGCAGCCCTTGGCACGACGAGCGGCACTGCGCTTGGGACTGGCAATTACAACGTTATTATCGGCGCCGAAGCTGACGTGTCGGCTTCTTCCAGCAGCAACCAGATTGTCATCGGCAACCGCGTCACAGGGTTTGCCAACGCCTATGCGACACTAGGTGACCAGACCAACAAAGTCTACATTCAACTAAATGGTGTAGCTACGACATGGACGGCTGCTTCTGACGCGCGGCTGAAGACTGACATCCAAGACTACAACGTCGGGCTTGCCTTCGTAAACGATCTGCGGCCAGTAACGTTTCGTTGGAAAGCCAAGCGCGACGTGCCGCCCGAGTTTGAACGGCTGCACGCAGACGACGCCGCGCCGTGCATGGGCGCATCTGATACGACCTACGAAGGCTTCATTGCTCAAGAGGTCAAAGCGGCGATTGACAAGCATCAATTGCCCAACGGTCAATCAATCTGGCATCAGGGCGACGACGGCACGCAGAGTCTGTCGCCTGGCGCACTCGTCCCTGTTCTTGTGCGCGCGATCCAAGAACTGAGCAAACAAATAGATGAGCTGAAAGCGCTAAAAGCATGAACGTTCGTAACGCAGACAAGCCAGACTTGGCAGCGTTGGTTGATATGGGGGCCAAGTTCCACGCGATGTCACCAGTGCATCAAGCGATTCCGTTTGACTACGAGAGCTTTTATCGTTTCTGTGACACGTCGCTTGACAACCCTGACATTGGCTTTTGGGTAGCAGACCAAGACGGCGCCTTAGTGGGCATGACCGCTGCAATTGTCTACCCAGCCTACTTCAACGCACAGCGCCATATCGCGCAGGAGTTGTTTTGGTGGGTAGATGAAGCCGCTCGCGGCGTCGGCGCCGGAAAAGCGCTGGTAGAGGCTATTGAAAACTGGGCGCAAAGCACGGGTGCAGACGCTGTCTTCATGCTTGCGTTGGCTGACAAAAACGAGGAAAAGATGCACAATCTGTACGCCCGCCGTGGCTACCGTCCGCTTGAGCGGACGTTTATAAAAGAGGTGCTGTAATGGCTATCGGAACCGCAGGGGCAATTATTGGCGGCTCGCTACTAAGCGGCGCGATGGGCGCCCGCGCGTCCCGCAAAGCAGCCGCCACGCAAGCGCAGTCTGCCCGCGAGGGCATGGAGGCGCAAGAGCGGATGTTTGAGCGCCAGCTTGAAACTCAAGCGCCGTTCCGGCAAGGCGGTTTGGCAGCGCAAAATATGCTGATGCGTGAGCTGCGGCGCCCCCGACAGTACCGCCCTTCAGCCGGGCTGTCGGCTGCGGACATTAATAGCCAACAGTTTCAGCAGACGGCGGGGCTGTCACCGGGCGAGATTGCAGCGCAACAGTACGCGCCTTCCGAAGGGCTAGGGATTAACGAACTGGCCGCGCAACGGTTCAATTTTGAAGCCGACCCCGGCTATGCGTTCCGGATGTCCGAGGGGCTGAAGGCGCTTGAGCGCAGCGCCGCTGCACGCGGTGGGCTCCTGTCAGGCGGCGCCGGCAAGGCGTTCCAGCGGTTTGGCCAAGGTTTAGCCTCGCAAGAGTACGGCAACGCCTTCCAGCGGTTCCAGCAAGAGCGCGCGGCCCGTGCAGGCTTGGGCCAAATGGAGTACGGTCGGTTTGCAGACGAGCAGGCGCGCCGCGCCGGGCTTGGCCAGACCGAGTACGGCAGGTTTGCTGATGAACAGGCTCGGCGTCAGGCGCTGGGCCAGATGGAGTACGGCCAGTTTGCAGGCGAGCGCAGCGCGCGCCTCTTGCCGCTTATGCAGATGCAGCAGTCTGGCCAAGGGCTTGCGTCCAACATCGCAGGCCAGATGGCAAACCTTGGCGCGGCCCAAGCGGGCGCTGCCGGTCAGATCGGCGCTGCTGGCGCTGCTGGCCAGATCGGCGCTGCAAACGCGCTGACCGGCGCGTTTGGCACTGGGGCGAACCTTTATATGCAAAACCAGTTTATGAACCAACTGGCTGCGCGAAACCCCTACATAGGGCTGACTTATGGCGGTGATCCATACGCCTACGCAGCCAGCTACGGCCAAGGCAGCCTGTAAGGAGTCAGCATGGCAATCAACCAACTGATCGCCGCCGGCATTCAGCAGCCTCGGTTTGAGTCTCCGCTGAACATGATGGCGCAGTTCGCCCAGCTTCAGCAGGCGCAGCAAGCCAACGCGCTGAACCAGATGCGGATGCAGCAGATGGAGCAAGAGGCCGCGTTAGACGCCGCGCTGATGCGGATTCCGGTAGAACAGCTTCGAGCCGACCCTTTTGCGGCCATCTCCGTTGGCGGTCGTCGGGCGATGCCTTTGATTGAGTCGCTGCGAAAATCGCAAGAGGCAGAGCAAAACGCAGCGCTTTTGCGGGCTAAGTTTGAAGATGTTCAATCGCAACGAGTCGCGCCTAAACCAACAGAAGTGCGGCTAGGCAATCGCACAGTTTTGGTGGACACAAATCCTAGCAGCTCGACCTACAATCAAATTATCCGTGAAGAGCAGATAGGCGCTGCGCCCGAGTCAGAAAGCCTTTTTGCACAGCGTCAAGCGGCTACAGCCGCCTCGCAGGCGGCGGAAGCGGCGTCAGGCGCGCGCCTAGCGCAAATACAAGCGCAGATGGGCGTGGCGGCTCGGTCTGAAACTGCTCCAAAGCCAACTCAAGTTCAGCTTGGCAATCGAATTGCGTTTTTGGACTTAAATCCGCTTAGCCCGACCTATAACCAAGAAGTGTCCAGTCTTGATGTTGGCGCGCGGCCTCTTTCAGATGTTGAACGACAGCGCGCCGAGGCCGCGATTGCGGCGTCTCAAGCCGCTACCGGAACCTCGCAAGCGCGCGCAAGACAGATTGAAACACAGATGTCGGCAGCGCAGCAGTTAGAAACTGCGCCGAAGCCCATGCAAGCCAACCTAGGCAATCAAATTGTGTTTTTTGACATGAATCCTAGGAGCCCAACATTTGGGCAGCGCATGGTAGAAGGGCAAGTTGGCGCCCGTCCGACTGCGCCGCCTACGCCAGAACAGGAGGCGTTGGCCAAAGCTCGGCTGGAGCGCGAGCAAGCCACCACAGCTTTGACCAATCTTCGGGCGAGCACGGAACGGCTGCGGCAATCCGGCGAATTGCCTAGCGATAAGCTCGCGCAACAAAGAATTGAGAATGAAGCGCAGCGGCTAAAGCAGGCAGAGTCAAATGCCGCGCTTGCTGAACGGCGTTTGAATTTAGCGTCGGAACAAGCGGCGCGCGCCGCTGACCCTGAGTTTCAGTTTAGCATCAGCAACGCCCGCGCACGCGGGGCTGCGTCAGCAAAAAGCGACCAAGTTGCAAAAGACGAGCTGCCATCAGCGATTGCAGAGGCTGGCCGTGCGTTGGCGAACATTGACGCGATGGTGGGGGCGCCTGAAGTCAAAGACGCGGCGGGTCGCGTTGTACAGCGTGGAGGCCGGCCGCATCCTGGATTTGAAAATGTGGTGGGCTTTACCTACTTGCCGGGTATGCGGTTTGTGCCAGGCACAGCAGCAGCAGACTTCTACGCGCGCTTCCAGCAAGTGCAAGGGCAGTCGTTCTTACAAGCGTATGAAACTTTGAAAGGCGGCGGACACATCACAGAGGCTGAAGGCACGAAAGGTACAGCGGCCATTAACCGAATGTCGATTGCACAAAGTGAGCGTGAGTTTATTACGGCGGCGCGCGAACTACAAGACGTTGTCAGAGCCGGCATGGAGCGCGCGCAAAAACGACTTGGGGCCGCGCAAGAAGGCGCGCCCGCTGCTGCGCCCGCTGCTGCGCCCGCTGCTGCGCCCGCTGCTGCGCCCGCTGCTGCGCCGGCACCTTCTCGGGGTGCGGCGGGGGGCGCGGCGCCGCCTCGTCCGGAAGGAGTTGGTGCGGATTGGACTTTTATGGTTGACCGTAACGGCAACCGCGCGTGGGTAAGCCCCGACCGAAAACAGGTTCGTGAGGTGCGCTAATGGCATTCGATCTCAGCAGCGCTCGCCCTGTTGAACAGCCCGGTTTTGATCTGTCAAGCGCAAAACCGGCTGATTTTGACATGACAACGGCAGCGCCCGCTGCTGAACCCCTTCCTGGGCCTCGCGCGCAGCCGCCTGCGTGGGCGCAAGAGTTTCCGAACTTATACCGAGGGCTTGTCACGACTCGGCAAATGGTCGGCCCCACGCTTGAGATGTTGGGCGGCGTTGGTGGCGCGGCGTTGGGGACGGTTGGCGCGCCGGGCCTCGGCACGCTGGCGGGCGCAGGCGCAGGCTACGCCGGGGCCAGACAGATTCTGCGGCTTGCGGACACATATCTTGGTACGCAGCCCGCTATGTCACCAGAAGACGCCGTCAAACAAGCGACTTTTGACATTGCAGCTGGCGGTACGATGGAAGCGGGCGGGCGCGTGGTCGGCCAAGGTATCAGCGCAGGGCTAGGGCGCTTGGCCGATCTTCGTCAGATCCCGCAACAGCGCGCAGCCGCACTAGCGCGCAGCGCGCTGGGTGAGAATCTTGACGCGGCGCAGATGGCGTTAAGGACGGCGCCCGAAGGCTCGACGGCTGCACAAGCGCTTGCGGCGCCGGGGGGTTACGCGCCAACCACTCAAGCGCTATTACAGCGCGCCGCAGCTCGGGCGCCCGAGCGCATGGGGCCAGTCACGGGTCCACAAGCAGGGCTGACTCCCACCCAAACACAGCAAGCTATCAACCAGCTTGCTGTGATGGCGGGCGGCCCGACAGCGACCGCTGCCCGCGCTGCGCGGGAAGCGGACGTCAACGCATTGAACCAAGCGCTGCTGCCCGAGCGTGATGTTGTGCTGGCGGGCATCAACGCGGATGAAGTCATCCGTCAACGCTTACAAGCTGAAGCAGCGCGGATGGGTGCGGCTGCCGGCCAAAGAGTAGAGGATGTTCGCCGTTTCACGGCCGCTGGCCAACGGATTGGTGAGCGCGCGCGGCAACCGTATTCGCCTGATACAGGCGAGTTGATGCCAGGACAAGTAGCTGGTCAGCCTCGCGTACCCGGGCGCTACACCTACATGGGCGAGCTTGAGGACGCTGCTGAACGAGTGGCGGCGAGTTCTGCCGAAGGATCGCTTGCGTTTGGTGAAGCGGGTCGGTTCGCGCAGCGAGCGCTCGACAGCATGAAGGCGCATGGGCTAGAGCCGCTAAAGACAGAAGCGATCGAGCGCCAGCTACTGGGTGTGCTTCGAAACCCACGTTATGCCGCCAATTCAGACATCGAACAAATTATTCCCCGCGTTGTGCAAGACGTCCGCAAATGGACCAACGAAGGAGGCGTGATTGATGCGTTTGCGCTTGACGCAATTCGGCGCAATTCTGTCAATAGCGCGGTCCGGGATCTTCTTGGCGCAAAGATGACGCCGACCGCACAGCAAGAACTGACAGCGAGCTTGCTGACTGAACTGAAGCCCGCCATCGATGAAGCCATCACCAAGGCATCAGGCAGTCCTCGGTACACGCAGTATTTAGATGCATATGCCAAAGGTCGTCAAGCGGTAGAGCAGCGTCAACTGGCGGCTGAAGCGCTTGAGATGTTTGAGCGCAACCCAAAAGAATTTGTTGACTTGGTCAGCGGCCGTAGCCCTGAAAAAGTGCAGCAGATTTTTGGCCCGGGCAACTATGACCTTGTTAAGCAGATGAGCGACTCTGCGATGGCAACGCTTGGTCGGATTGGCGAAACGGCCGGCCGCGCCGTCCGTGCAACTGAGCAGGCCGCCGCAGGGCGCGAAGCGTACACAGAGCTTTTGAAAGACCACTTGGCTAAACTGCGTGTGCCTTGGGGCTTGAGCGCGTCGGGCGCTGCGCTGAACAAAGGTATCGATACGCTTGAGAAGAAAATTGCCCGCAAGACTTGGCAGCAGTTGACCAAAGCCGCTGAAACCGCGCAGAGCTTTGATGAGTTGTTGCGGACCGTGCCGGCTTATCAGCGCACCGAAATCCTGCGGATTGTGCGTGACCCCGCGTCGTATGGGCTGGCAAAAGGCGCCGCATCGCGTGCAATTACTGAAGAGCCTTTGAACCAACTGGCCCCAATGAGCGAAAATCAAAACGCCTTGGCAGGGGCCCGTTAACATGGCCGACCCGCTCGCTAACCTCCTCGCCGAAAGTGGCGGGCTGACCTTCAACCAGGCGTTCGCCAACGCGCGAGCGCGGGGCGAAACGACCTTCCGCTGGCGCGACCCCAAGACCAACCGCGTCCAGACCTACACGACCGCGCGCGCTGACGACCGCCCGGCCCGGCCCAGCAACAACGCGATGCTGGAGTCGACCCGCGCTCGTCGCGAGGCGACCGATCTGATGAGCCTGCCGATGATGCCCGCCGACCTGCCGGCCAAGGACCGCGAGCTCTGGCAGTACTACACCCCGCAGGCGCGCCAGGGGCGCATGGCCGAGTCGGACGCCGCTGCCGACCGCCGTCTGATCCAGCGCGCCACCGCGCAGACCGAGGCCGACGCTGCCGAGCAGCAGTCGCTCGCCGACTCCAGCGAC